ATGACTAATTTAGCGGGATGGACAACATTCACTACTTGGGCAAGGGAGAAATATGACATTAATAACAAACACGCTAATACATTATGGAAAGAGTCGTGGAAAATAATTACTGAAGATATATCTCAAGAACGAGCATCACGTAAAGATTATTATATGCAAGAACTTGAACGTATTAAGATTCAAGCTGAAGCAGATAATAAATGGGGTGATTCATTAAAAGCTATACAAACACAGATTAAATTGGATGGCTTAGACATTCAACAAATTGAAGCTAAAATTGAAGGTAACATAAAATTAAATTGGGGAACTAGTTTAGATGGAGATACAATTATTTAGCCCACATAAAGGACAGAAAGCAATCATTGATGGGTTTGCTGATTCAGTACATAAGTTTGGAATAGTAGCAACTGGTAGGCAGTTCGGAAAATCATTATTGGCTCAAAATATGATGCTATATTGGTTGCTACAGAATCCAAATCAAAAAGGTGCTTGGATTACTCCTGTATACAATCAATGTAAGAAAATATTTGACGAATTAACTAATGCTGCTCATTCAATTATTAATAAACAAAATAAAGCAGACCTTACAATCACATTTCTTAATGGGTCTACTTTACAATTTTTATCTACTGACAACTATAATACCATTAGAGGTTTTAGTTTTAACTATATGGTACTTGACGAGGCTGCCTTTATAAAGCAAGATGCTATTGAACAAGCTGTATTACCCACATTAACTGCTATTGGTAAGAAATGTTTAATTATATCTACACCTAAAAGCAAGAACTGGTTCTATGAGTATTTCTTGCGAGGTAACACGTCTAATAACGTCTATATATCATTTAAAGGTATTAGTCGTGATAATCCATACGTTGATAAAGATTTTATTATAGAACAACATAAGTCATTACCTAAAGACATTTACTATCAAGAGTATTTAGCTGAATTTACAGATGCAGGTAATGATGTATTTACAAATTTAGATTTAGTATGTATATTAGATGAGTGGGGAATACCAACAAGAAGTGAACGCTATTATATTGGAGTTGACACTGGAATCACAAATGATTTTACAGTTTGCGCTATCCAAAGCGAATCGGGAAGAATCGAAAAAATTATTAGAACTAACGGACGCACATTTGAGGAAATTGGAAAGGATATCATATTTGAGTGCAATAAGTGGAATGTCGTGGGAGGATTTTGCGAAACAAATGGGATTGGATTAGCAATGTACGAACTATTAAAACCATATATTCGTAAACTAGTAGCATTTACTACTACTCAAGATAGTAAAACCAAAGGCGTCCGTAAGCTAATTTATGATATTCAGGAAGGTAAAGTTGAATTACCATCAAAACAATTAATGCCTGAGGTATTTAATGAAATGAGTGCTTATACATTTAAGTATGCTGCTAATGGTAATGTATCATTTACACATCCTCAGGGAATGCACGATGATGTAGTTGATGCTATTATGTTAGCTAATTTATCTCGTAATGAACACGCATTTACTAAATCAAAAATTTATATAGGAAACACAAATAAACAAAATAATAATCAATTATATGCCAATCGTATTTAAAACAGAAGAAGAGAGAAATCCAACACAACCAGTAGTTACACCTGAAATTATTAAAGCTAATAAAAAGTACAATACTGCAGAAACAATTAAAATTGAACCTAAAGACTACAGTAATGTAGAAATACCACCATATACACCTCCTGCAGATGCTAAATCAGGTATGTATGAGGAATTTGATATTGTAAGTGAAGATGATTTAACACAAACTCCATTTGCTGAAGGGGAAGAAGAAAAATTAGCACTTGACTTTATTCTAGAATTTGGTCTATACAATAAGTTCTTGTTATGGTGTGGAATTCAAGACCAGTTAAAGAAACTTAAGGATAGCTTGGATATTACAATAGAATAATGTATATTTATTGATGTTGGGTTTGAGTTTTTGCCATTTATTTGTTCCCAACGATTTTTGTTTCTGTATGGTGTGTAGTGAGGGGGTCCGCAGTATTTGCTTTAGTCTTTCATAATTTATTCCCCCTCACACCATATTTAATTCTTGTAATGCTTTCGAGAAAACAGCACTATAACTACTTAACACAACCTACATTTGAACCCTCCGTAAAAAAGAGGGTTCTTTTGTTTGGCTATTCTGAAATGTGATGTTATATTAACATTATAAGAAAAAATAAGTTATGTACAGAACACAATTAGTTACAACCAAAGGAGAAGTAATCAGAACATTTACTTCTAAGTCACGTCCAGCAACTCAATCCTATTCAACAATGGGAGGTGTAGAAATCACTTACACTGACAGTGAAACAAGTTTTGCCATTATTGGTAACTTTAATGTCATTGTAGAAAAAATAGATAATCCAGAAACTGTTTAAATTGCTCTAACTTAATAACAGCAATCGAACCCCGAAAGGGGTTCTTTTGTATTTTAGAATCAAAAAGCTTACAGCCACATATTTATTACTGATGCAAATAACAACAAATATACCTGATTATTTTAATGTCAAGCATTATAAGCAGTTTAGTGTCCTAAAATCATTAGATGAAATGGAACAAAGACTACACGTTATAACAACACTAACTGGTGAATCAATGCAAACGGTGAAGCAATGGCCGATACCGTTTATTATACAACTATATGCGCGTTTAAACGAACTTATAGCTAATGTTGAACCTGAATTTTATCCTGTTATTGAATGGGAAGGAGTTCAATATGGTTATAGACCAATGCATAAAATGAATTTAGATGAGTATGTTGACATTGATATGTTAATTAAAGATACTGATAGAAACATAAATAACATTTTAGCTATCTTGTATCGTCCAATTACTAAAAATAACTTAAATTCAAGTAAATGGATCACTAAGCAAACAATTAAAGTACTTCAGGGACAAGTTGAAAATGGATTTGATTATTATGATATAGAAAAATACGATAACGTTAAACGTGAACAAGTAGCATCACAATATGATAATTTTCCAGCATCAGTAGCGTTAGGCGCTTTGGGTTTTTTTTTAGGCAGCAATCACTTATTATCAAAAAATACGGAGTCCTCTTCCCTACAATGGGAGTTAATGATGAACGAAGTGACGAAGAAAAACTCGAAGATTCAAAAAGCCTTGTCTCGCATTACGGTTGGTTATATATCCTCAATGAACTTGCTAAGAACCCCATCTTACAAATCACTGGAGACAAGTGTATAACTGATTTAAATACAATATTTGCCCTTGATTATTTATCAATGATAACCGAGATTAATTTAGAACAAAATGAACAACTTAGAAAACAACAACAACGAATTAACTAACTTTCAAGAAGAAGTAGTTAAAAAAGTTAATAGAAAAGCATTTGGCGCTACTGAACCTGAATTAACAGAATTAGAAGCATCAATTCAAGCACGTAAACACGATTTAAACTTTCCTGCATTACAGGCTATGTTTGAATTAAATGAAACTGAATTACAAACAATATTAGATAAACTTCCTCCAACTAAGGATTGCAACTGTTAATTATGAGCGATTTTCCTACCTACCAATACATTGTAGAACAATTTAGAACTGCCTGTGCCCAACATTTAGCTATTAATGAATTTGGTGAAGGTAGTATTGATCGATTAGATTCATTAAATCAGAATGTAAAATATCCTTTAGCATTCTTAAGACCAATTCAATCAAATGGTATTACATTAAATGCTAATGGAGTATCAGGTGCCAGAACACTTAATTTTGAATTCTATATGATGGATGTTCCTCAATTAACTGATACTGATGTATTACAATTACAATCTAATTGTGAAATTTATCTATATGACATTATAGCTTACTTTAACTTAGGATCATATCAACAATCAGAATTCATTACATTAAACAGTATTAGTCCATTATATGAGGCTTTTAATGATCGTGTTTGTGGTTGGGTTGGTAATATAACAGTTAACACACAAGCAACACTTGATTTCTGTAACTTTCCTAAATTATAATTATGGCACAAACACCTTTGAATCAAGCAATACAGCAAGTTGGTAATCAGATCGTAGATCAGATGAAAGCTAATTTGCAACGTAATAATAATGATAACACTGGTATGTTAGCTAATTCAATTGAAGCAACAGTTGAAGGTGATAGATTAGTCATTAGTATGCTTGATTATGGTAAATGGGTTAATGATGGAGCAGAACGTGGTCCTGGAAGAGTACCTCCAATTAAAGCAATTAGATTCTGGATTGCTAAAAATGGTATTACACCTAGAGGAGGTATTACAGCAAAACAATTACCTTATGTTATTCAACGTTCTATAGGTAAACGAGGACAAACAAGAAGACAAGCATTTCCATTTATTGAACCTGCTATCACTACAGTATTAAGTAAAGATTTAACAGGTATATTTGGTAAAGCAATAGACACAATAGCAAAACAAATTTTAAAATAAAATGAGTATTACAATTCAACAATACGCAGCCCAATTAAATTTAGCAAACAGTGATATGCTGTGGGAAGTTACATCTAACTCCTCATCAGCAGCTCAATACCAATATGTTTGTGCTTTAAAAGATGGCTGTGGAACAACATTAACAACAATAAAACAACAACCTAACCCAAGCTATAAAGGTGTATTTAACTTAGGACGTATTGTAAGACAATACTTAGATTATGATACAGATAATTTCAGTATGGGTGCTGATGGTTTATTTTATAAGAATACTAATGCTGCTAAATACTTTAAAGTAGCGTTTGGTGAAGAATATGGAACATCACCTTCATCATCTGTTACAGCATATACTGGTGTAGGTGCAACTACAGGTTCTGCTTCTGTTACTGGTTCAATTCCTTATTATTTTTTAATTAATGGAGTTGTTGATCCTAATAGTGGTGTTTGGAATTGGAATACAAGTTCATTTTATGATCCTCAAACTACACCATCATCTGCTTCATTTACTAAAAATGTAGCATTAACAGATGCGAGTAGAACACAGTCAGCAAGACCGACAGATTACCTTACTATAGGCGTTATAAACGGAGCACTTAATGGAAGCACATCAAGCGCACAAGACATTTATGCCCTTGATTTAAACGTATATTATACGGGTGCTTTAGCATATACTCAATCATTGTTCAATACAAGTGTTAATACTGCCTCTTATTATGGAGGACCAAGAACAGCAACTACCCAATTATGGTCAGCTGTATCAACAGTACAAACTTGTTCTATAAATTCAGGTTCACAATCATCAGGTTCATTCTTATTGTATGCTGGTATTGGACCTCAAAATATTACTAATAATGGTAACTTTAATTTCAGTACTCAAAACTGGGATTATTATACTATTACTTTAAGACCACAACAAGCATCTAACACAATTAACACAAGTGCAAGTTGGGATTCATTTACAATTACTAAACAAGATCCTAATTGTGGATATGAGGGAGTGAGATTTGCTTGGATTAATGATTATGGAGTGTGGGATTGGTTTAATTTCACTTTACAATCAGATAAAAATACTAATTTAGATAAAGGTATATACAAGCAAACATTTGTTGATTATAGTACAACAACTAACGCAGTTGACTACAATATACGCAGACGAGGAAATAATGCGTATTACACGAATATAAACGAGAATTTTACAGCTAATAGTGACTGGTTGACACAAGCAGAAGCTGATTATTTAGAACCATTATTTTATTCACCAAACGTGTATATACAAGATGGATTTAATATGTTACCTGTTATTATCACTGATTCACAGTTTACAAGTAAACGAAATCCTCGTACACAAAAGAATTTCCAATATACAATTAATTATACATTAGCAAATACTAAGAGAAGCAGATAATGGCTACACAGTATCAAGTAATATTAAGAGCTATAAATGATGATCAAGAGAAATTTGATCTTGAGTTAACAAATGATCCTCAATTTTTATTAGATATCTCAGCTATTCAGTCTGATGATATAGGGAAAATTTATGGAATATCATCTCAGGAATTTGCTTTGCCTGGCACTGATGTTAATAACCAATTTTTTAATAACTTATTTGATTTAGGTACTACTCCAGCAATTGGATTAACACATACAGTACCTTGTCAAGTATTAGTTGATGGTCAAGCTGTATATACAGGCAAATTATACTTAAACAACATTATCACAGATCAATACAATGATGTAATTTACAATTGTGCTGTAGTAAATGAAACAGTTGATTTTAGAACTCAAATTGATACTCGTGCATTAGCTGATTTAGACTGGAGTGCTTATAATCATACTTCAAGTTGGACTGCTATTTCACAATCGTGGAATGATCAATTAGTTAATGGAAATATTTTATACCCATTAGTTCATTATGGTAAAGATCCTAACTATACATCTTCAGCAAACATTGAATTTGGAGGAGGTACTTTCCAGATTGACAATATTAATTATCCTTTAAGACCACAAGATTTAAAACCAGCTATTAGAGCTAAAGCAGTAATAGACACTATTTTTGATACTGTTAATTACAAGTATACTTCATCATTTATTAATAGTGCTTATTTTCAAAGTGTTTATCTATTAACCACAGCTAATGAATTTAAAGGACCTGCTATTAACAACTATGTTTCGCAGTCAGTATACGCTTATAGAACGGGTACAACACAAAGTATTCTTATGGATGGTACTTACTATCCTGTAGAATACAATGCTGAAGTTTATGATAATGGAGGTAATTATGATACTGGTCTTTATAAGTATACTGCTGATGTTAGAGGTGCTTATACTATAAATGCTGCTGTTCCTTTTGTAATTAATAACTATGGAGGACCTGATCCTACAAGAACAATAGGAATTAGAGTACTAAAAAATGGTACTACAGCATTACAAACTTATGTTAGAAGAATACCTGGTATTAGCTCAGGTAATATAAATTTAGGACCATTTCAGGTAACATTAAATCAAACTGATTTTATTCAAGTTGAGGTATTTGGTGATGGATCCTCAGGTTCTGAAACTATTGGAGTTCAAACAGGAACTAATACTTGGTTAAAAGTACTTGGTCCTCCTTCTACTGAATTAGGAATTGTAGATATGGCTTTACAGTTTCCTGAGGATTTAAGAATACTTGACTTTATTCAAAGTTTAGTTTTAAAATATAATTTAGTAATTGAACCTGTTAAAGGTGAAAGAAACTTATTACGTATTGAACCATTTAATACTTGGGTTGATCAAGGTACTATTGTTGACTGGACTAATAAAGTAGATAGAAATGTTAAATGGGAAATTAGACATCCATTAGGAGATCAACCTAAAGAAATATTATTTACTGATGAAACAGATGAGGATGTAATCAACAAATTCCAAAATTCAACATTTAATAACACATATGGTGAATACAATTACTATTCAGATTCTGATTTAACTGAAGGTACTAAAACAATTAAAACCATATTTGCAGCTACTCCTGTTAAGGGTATTCAAAACGGTTATACAACTGTTATTCCTCAACTTTATAAAAAAGAAGAAAACAAATATGGTCAACCATATAAATTCAAACCACGTTTATTACATAAACAATCTTTAAAAACAGTACCTGCAACTGAAGCTTATGGCGTATCAGGTTCTGTTAGAGGATATTATTATGTTAAAGATGATAGTGGAAATACTATACCTGTTAATTACTATAGAACATTAGGAGGATTATCTGAATCACCTGCAAATTTTTCTTCATCATTTGATATACACTACGATAACTTAGATTTTTATCCTTATCAACAAAACTATGTTAATGGAAGAACAAGCAATGATGCTTACTCAGTATATTGGGCTTATTATATAAACGAATTATATGATGTAGATACTCGTATAGTAACAATGAACATCGTTTTAAATCCAACTGAAATTGAGCGTATACAATTAAATGATAAGATTTTTATTGATGGTCATTACTATAGAATTAATAAAATACAAGGTGCTAACTTAATTGATAAACAATCAACACAAGTTGAATTATTAAAAACATTACCTCGTAAATTACAATTCCCCCGTAGAAGAATTTATCTTGATCCTCAAACATACGAGGATGTAATTCAAAATGATTATAATGAAAATGGTACAACATCGTACTCATATTTTATAAGTAATCAACCTGTTACTTCTTCTGAGATTTTACATCAAGCAGGTACACGTGATGCTAATGAGGTTTATGGTACTGATGTTATTTGGGATCAAACAAAACCATTTATTTACAATCCTAATATTTTAGTTGTAGGTAATGCTGATTATGATGAAACAGCCAATAATGTAATATCAGTTGGTAATAATGGAGCTATACCTCAAGATACTCAAAATACAGCTATATTCTTTCCTACAGTCATATTAGATACTTACAATACAGGTACTGTATATATGGGTAATTCAATTACTCAGAATAGTGCTCAGTTTACTGGTTCAGTAGATATTACAGGCAGTTTATGTGTGAATGGAGATTGTTGGCCATTTACTGGATCATTAGCTCAAACAGCATCATTTATTTCTGTATACAGTACATCATCACAAACAGTTACTGCACCTGAATCAGCATCAATAATGACATTTGACACTGTTGATTTTAGTAGAGGAATAGCATTATCATCAGGTTCAAGATTTCTTGTATCTAAAACAGGTGCTTATAATTTAGCATTTAGTGCTCAGTTAGATAAAACAACAGGTACAAAACAAACAGCTCACATTTGGTTAAAGAAAAATGGAGCAAATGTACCTAACTCAAATACAAAGGTTACAATGGGAGGAGGTTCAGGTGATAAAGCTGTAGCTGCTTGGAATTTATTTTTAACAGGTTCAGCAGGTGATTATTGGGAATTAGCTTGGTCAGCAACAGATACAAATGTTTTCTTATCAACAGAAGCTAGTTCAAGTGTTTATCCATTTACACCCTCTATTATAGCAACAGTAAATTCAATGTATTAACAATAAAATATTTATAACAATATGGCTACATTTAGCATAGACGTCGCAGTCAATAGTAAATCAGTAAACGAATTAGAACAGGATTTACAAACCTTAGAAGCCCAATTTAAACAACTTAAAATTGGTGATCCTGGTTTTACTGAATTAGGAAATCAAATTAAGGGAGTAAGATCTCAATTAAAAGATGTTGAACTACAATTTGAAGGTTTAGATAAAGAACAACGTGCAACAGCATTAGTAGATACATTTAATGGTTTAACAGGTGCGGTAGGTGCAGTTAGTTCTGCATTTATTGCCTTTGGTGCTTCAAGTGAAGCAATTGAGGAAGCTGAAAAGAAATTATTAGGTGTTATAGGAGTTGTTAATGGATTAAGAGATGTATCTAATTCATTTGTTGCAGCTAATAAATTACTTGGTAGTTCATTTAAAGCAGCATTCACTACAGCTACAGGAGCAATTAACGTTACACGTGTTGCTTTAGCTGGATTAGGTATTGGTGCTATTATATTTGCAGTAACGGAATTAGCAGATGCCTTTGATTTATTTGGTACTAAAGCAGCTGAAGCAAATGAAAAAGCTGCTCGTTCATTATCTAATGCTGAAACAGCAGCTAAAAATGCTATCAGAACTATTAAAGATAAAGGTGATATAGCTGTTGCTCAAGCTGAATTAGAAGGTAAATCAGAAAAAGAATTATTAGATATTAAAAAACAATCTATTAATGATCAGTTATCAGCATTAGAAGGATTAGCAGCAGTACAAAATAAAGATTTTTTAAGAAGACAAAAAGAAGCTAACGGTGATGAAGAACAGCTTAGAAAAATTAACGAAGAGTTTAGTAAATATGCCCAAGAAAATGGAGCATTACAAGCACAATTAAATAAAGAATTAGATTTACTTGACATTAATTTCAAGAAAGGAATAAAAGATAGAAATAAGAAATCTAAAGACGATGCTATTGCTTTATCAAAAGAACAAGCAAAAGAAGAAGAAGAAATACTTAAAGAAAAAGAGGCACGTCGTAAAGAATTAGAAGCTCAAGTCAATGCAGCTCAATTAAGTGCTGATGAAGCTGCTCGTCAAAGACGATTAGCTGAAGCCAAAACCGAAGATGAAGAAATTCAGGTTAAATTTCAAAACCAATTAGCAGCTTTACAAGATGCTTATATGCAAGAACAAATGGGCGCAGTTAATAATGCTGAGGCCTTAGCTCTTATAGATAAAAAATATGCTGATTTAGAAGTTGTAGCTACTGCTGAGCGTGATAAAGCAGTGATTGATTTAGCTACAAAACGAACAGAAGAACAAAAGAGATTAGATAAAGAAACTGCTGATAGTACTAAAAAAACAGCTGATGATATTGTTGCTGCTGAAAAAGCAAAAGCAGATGCTCAAGATCAATTTGTAGCAGCATCAAGAGGTGCGTTAGTTGCTTTAGGAGGATTATTTAAAGAGGGTAGTACAGCCGCTAAAACAGCAGCATTAGCAGACATTGCAATTGGTACAGGAGTTGGATTTATAAATGCTTTAGACATCGCTCAAAAAGGAGCTAAAGCAACAGGACCTGCAGCACCATTTGCTTTTCCTATATTTTATGCTTCACAAATAGCTGCTGTATTAGGTGCAGCATCAAGAGCTAAAGCTATTTTAAGTAGTGGAGGTTCAGGAACAGCTTCAGGCCCAACAGTACCATCAGCTCCATCATTGCCTAATGCTGGTATATCACAATCACAATTTGGTGGGTTTGGATCAAATACAGTCCCATCATTAACAGGAGGAACAACAGGAGGATTTGGAGGTTCACAAACAGGAGGACCAGGCGGCGTTTTTAAAACATATGTATTAGCTGGTGATGTGACAAGTGCACAAGCAGCAGAAGCTAAAATTAATCAAAGAAGACAATTCTAATGAAAATAGTAGAACTTAAAATAGATGATTCAGTAATCTCAGGATTTGATGCTACGGCATTAGTTGAATCACCAGCAATAGAAGAAAATTTTATCGCATTCAATAAAGTCAGTATGGCTGAATTAACCCATAATGACTATCCACAAGCAGCAGTTGATGCTGCTAAACGTGGTATTGAATTAAATGAAAAAAATAATAACAAATGTGCTACTCAAGTAGGTAAAGTAAGAGCACAACAATTAGTAAATGGTGAAAAATTAACACTTGATACTATTCAACGTATGCGTTCATTTTTAATCCGTCAAAAGGGCAATTATGAATTAGCTACTAAACGTAAAGATTATAATGCTTGTGGATATATCTCATATTTGTTATGGGGTGGTGAAGCAGCATTACCTTGGGCTGAAAAGAAATTACGTCAAGCAGGTATTGAATTTTCTAAATTCTCAGATGAAGGTAAAGATGTTTATTTAATTTCTTGTTCTTCAGAAAAATTAGATTACAAGTGTGCTGCTGAGGAAATGTATGATTCACCATTATTTGATAAGTCATTATCGTTTGCTCGTAAGCAACAAAAAGATGATAATTACATTAAAATATTATCTGCAAAATATTATTTGACTGATTTAGATCAAATGATTGAGCCTTATAATTTGACATTAAAGAATTTTTCATCACAACAAAGAAAAGATTGGGCTAACAAAGTATATAGCCAAATATTAGATAAGTACAGTTTACAGTATGATCGTTTTATGTTCTTAGCTGGTACTGCTTATACTGAATACTTAATGAGTAAATTTAAGTATAAAACAGATGTATTAGAAGGAATGAGAATAGGTGAACGTATGGCTTACTTAGATAAGTTCTATATAGTGACTAATAACGACGACTATGCAACCAAACACAATTTTGCGTTAGTTGATCCTGAAGCCGTTATAATAGAGGAACTTATAAAACAAGAAATGTCATTATTGAAATCAAACATTCCTCAAATGCCACCTAATGAACCTCAAGTATATGCTGAGATTGGTCCTCGTGGTGGTATTAAAGAATCTAAAAAAGCACCTAAATCAGATACTCCTAATCCTAATCCTAAAGGTGAAGGTTCAGCTAAAGGTGATGCTTCAACTTCACGTGGTGCTGAAGTAGATAAAGCTACAGAAGAAACATTACAAAAGAAAGTAGATGATTTTAATGAGCGTTATAAAGATAAATTAGGATATGGTGTAAATGTAGGACAACTTAAATCTGTTTATCAACGTGGTTTAGGCGCCTATAACACATCTCGTTCACCTTCAGTGGCAGCTCGTGGAGGTGCTAAACAATGGGCTTTAGCACGTGTTAATGCTTTTTTATATTTGGTTAAAGAAGGACGTCCACAAAATAAAAAATATACAACAGATTATGATCTGTTACCTACTAAACATCCTAAACGTGAACAATTTAATGAGTCATTTTTTATAACTGTGTTTGGTTATCCAACAGAATTTTTCTATATATGTCCAGGTGCTATATCTACTTTTGAACATTTAAAACAAATGAATCCTGATGAAGAAACAAAGGGAATGATTCGTTCAGCAGCTCAAATAGCTGATAATGTGTTTGAAATAGAAGCACGTGTGTTAAAAAATGAGTCCTCTACACTTGATGACTATACAGAAGCATTTATATTAGTCAATGATTTTTATGATTTAATGCACGAGATAGATGAGGAAGTAGGAATGACACATAACGTTGATTATATGGAAGGACATCTTGATATAATAGCAGATTATTTAACCGAAGAAGAATTTAACATTAATGTAGCTGCATTACCTAACTTTGTTAATGAAGCATCTACTGGAAATAGAAAACGTAATTTCGCTTCTGAATTAGCTGAAAAGCAAATGTTAGTAGGTCCATTAATGACTCCAGGTAAATTAATTCCTCGTGTTGATGAAGAAACAGGTGAGGAATATCAAGTATTTTTCTCTAAAGAAACAATTGAGAAAATTGCATATAAAATGATGCAAGATAAATTAGTTGATTCAGTTAACATTGAACACGATGGTGCTCATAGAGTTGATGATGCTTATTTAGTTGAAACTTGGATTGTTAAAGATCCAGAAGCTGATAAATCAGTATTATATGGTTTTCAACCTATTACTGGTCAATGGTATGGAATGTACAAAATTGATAACAGACGTGTTTGGAACGAATATGTTAAAACAGGTAAAGTTAAAGGCTTCTCAGTTGAGGGCTATTTCTACAATAACGTACTAACTAAAAAATAATTATGCCTATACCTAAACGTGGTGCTGAACCTAAAGACGAATTTATCGCAAAATGCATAGCTAAATTGCGAAAAGAATATCCTGTAAGACAAGCATCAGCAATTTGCTATGCTCAAGCAAAAAAATAAATTTAACAACCTTATTTATATATTTATAATCAAATTAATTAATTATGAACAAAGAACAATTAAAAGAGTTGGTTAAACAACACTTTGGCTTAGTTGATAAAACTCCTGTAAAAGAAGCATTTGGTGAAGTATTTGATGAGAACAAAGCGTTCAAAATCGTTTTCCCTGGTGATACTTTGAAAGTAGGCGACGAAGTTAAAGTTGTAACCAAAGAAGGCCAAGAAAGCCTCGCTCCCGATGGATACCACAAATTAGAAGATGGTACTATGATTAAAACTGAAGGTTCATCTGTAGTAGAAATTGTTTCTCCTGAAGGTAAAACTGAAGAAGAAATGTCTATGGAAGATGGATTAGGTGTAGTTGAAGATCAAGCTAACGCTGCTGTTGAAGAAGCATTTGCTGCTAAAGAATCAATTTCAAATGTTGAAGGTACTACTCCTCAAAATGCAGTAACTGAAACTAATGTTCCAGTATCTACATTGACTGGCCCAGTTAAAACTGAAGCTGAAGTTGAAGCCGAAATGATGAAAAAAGTTAAGATGGCTATCGACGAAACTATCGCTTCTGAAATCGCTGGTATCAAAGAAGAAATGAAGTCAATGAAGACTAAAATGGAAGAATTTATGAAGTCTCCTGCTAAAGATAAAACTATGATGTCTGCTGATGTTAAAAAAGATACATTCGGTGGAGATTCATTGAAAGCCAAACAAATGAAAGTTATGGCTGAATTACTTAAAAATAAAAACAAATAACCCCTAACAATTAAAACAATACAATTATGTCATTAAACGTCGCCGCTCTATCCGACTTCAACAACCAGGTTGCTGGTGAGTTGATCATCAAGATGGTTTATGCTGGTTCAACAATGGAATATATCACCATTCAAGAAGGTGTTAAATACCAAGAGCCTATTAACCTTTTCGAAGTTAGCTTGTATATGCAGAATGGTACTTGCGTAAGCACTGCCTCTGGATCAGCTACTTTTACCCAACGTACAATTGAGGTTTGTCCTCGTACTTCATTCGATGCATTGTGCTTGAAAGACTTAGATAAGAAATACTTAGGTATCTCTGCTTTGGCTCCAGGTTCTTACAACGAAACTTTCGCATTAGCTACTCAGTACAGCGAATTGTTAGTAAACCAATTCCAAAAAGCAAACGACCAATTCTTGTGGCAGCAAGTTTCAGGTTCAGCTTCTACCTTCGGTGGAACTTGTGCTGTAAACGGTTTGAACGTAACTATCAGTTCTTCAACTGCAGGTGTTATTCGTTTCCCATTCATCGCTGCTTCAGGTTCAGCTGCTAACATTTTGACCACTATGGACGGAATGATCGCTACCTCAAGTGCTGATGTTGCTGACAGAGAAGATTTAACTTTCTTCATGAGTGTTACTTTATTCCGTAACTACTTGACTGCTTTGCGTACTGCTAACAACTTCTATTTCGATCCAGCTTCTGTTACTAACCGTCCTGGTTTGTATGAAATGAAGTATCCTTTCCAACCTAACGTAACTGTAGTAGGTACTATTGGTTTGCAAGGTGTAAATACCATTAAGTTTGGTCCTGCTAAGCAAATCGTCGCTGGTACAGATTTATTGAGCGATTTCACTGAATTCCAATTGTGGTATGATATCAATACTGACACCTTGCGTCACCGTATTTCTACCAAATTAGGAGTTAACATTGCTTATCCTGAATTCTGGGTTAGCGCTGAAGCCTAATCTATTGTTTAACATTTAAAATCAGAAAGATATAATATTATGCCTTGCGCTATAACATCAGGATTTCAACTCGGTTGTCGTGACAATACGGGTGGTATTAAAAATATCTACATCTTATCTGGTTCGATCTCTAACATCACAGGGTCTCAAGGTTTAATTACTGGGATTACTGGTTCAGGTATCTTCTATCAATTCCAATTATTCCGTCAAACGTCTAATTATAGTGAAGAGATAGTAGCAACTCCTGAAAATGGTACAGTAGTTTACAATCAAACTTGTAACGCTGTATTCTTCAAGATGCAAACTGCGACTCGTAACCAAGTAAGAGTATTAGCACAAAACCCTAACCTATCAATTATTATTGAAACTAATAATGGTAGTGAAACAGGAGCCGCTCGTTGGTTCTTGATGGGCCAAGTAAACGGCGCTCAATTGTTGAGTGGTACCAGTCAAACTGGAACTGCGTTCAGCGATTTGAACGGTTATAACTTGGTATTCTCAGGAAACGAGCCTAACCCTGCTTCAGAGGTTAGTGGTTCAGCTACTTCCTTCACTGGTTCTTTAAGTGGTATTACAATTACCTCTTACTCAGGATCTCTCTAATCTTTAAAATAAACCAAAAGGGGGTTGCGCTTAAATGCGTAACCCCCTACTTGGTTGAAAGTAAACTATGCTACAGTTAAACGTTTCATCTACTACAAATTCAAGTGCAGTTTACCCTGATGTCACAGCATCACTTGGTACAACTCAAGTATTACTTGACTTTACTCAATCATACGATTATTCTAAAAAAAGCAATGTTGTTGCTACTTTAATTAATACTCCTGGTCCTACAAATCCTTGGTTAGTATTTCAAGTATCTGGTTCAAC